AAAAGTGCCTCCAGCGGGACTCGAACCCACCGGCGAAAAGCTTCAGACACCAACCGTTTCAACGGTTCCATCGACACCTTGCGTCACGTTTGCCCACATTTTGCCCACATTCCGCGAAAAAAGCAAACCACCCATCCTCTCCGACAGCTCATCCAGATCATCATCGAAGAGATCGGCGTAAACGTCCAATGTCATGGCGGCGCTCCTGTGCCCCAACTGCCTTTGCACGGTCTTGACGTTAGCGCCGGACTGCACCATAAGTGACGCCGCCGTATGCCGCAGATCGTGAATCGTCATGTGGCCACGCTCCACGCCCGCGCGACGAAGAGCCACCGCGAACCACCCATCGCTTCGCGTCGGATTCCAGCCATTACCCATCGGCTCGTCCAAAGGCTCGCCGGGAGCGGTGAAAAGGAAATCGGACGGCCTGCGCCCCTCGCATTGCCTGGCGAGCAGTGGACGCAACACCAGGGGGAACATCACCGAACGTCCATCATGTGTTTTCGGGTCGGTCTCCACCAGCCTGCTGGAAAGGCGCGTGATGCTCCTATATATATGCAGCCTGCACCGTTGCAGGTCGACGTCCTCGACACGGAGCGCCACGAGCTCACCCCACCTCATGCCGCACAGGCCCAATGTCAGCACGATCGGCTCACGCCAACCGCACTGCATCGCCACACGAGACAATTCGTCAGCCGAGAGATAGACGTGCTTCCGCACCTGCTTTCGCGGCAGCTCGATGCCGTCGCATGGATTGTCGTGGATGCAGCGATCGGCCTTCGCCCTCTCCATGAGGCTGCGAAGCAGATTCTCGGCGCGAATCGTCACGGACGCACTGCGTCGTCCTGCCAGATCTGTGACCCACCCCTGCACCTCGCCTCGCGCGATCGACTGCACTTCCCTCATGCCCCACTGCGGCTCCACATGCACGCGCCAAGCGTCTTCCAGCGACTTGATGTAGCTTGGCTTGGCTTTGGTCTTTTTGGCCGCTATCCACGGCTCCCAAAAATCCTCGACCAAGCGTCGTCCTGCTTGCGGGTCGATGTATGCTCCGACGCTTTTAGCTGTGGTCACGTTCGCTGCGCCCCAGGCATCGGCGTCCATTTTGCGTTTGAAGCCGCGTTTGCCTGTGTCCGTGCCGTCCGGCTTACGGTATCTGACTTCGTATCTTTTTCCGCTTTTCGTCTGGTATTGGCGGATCGTGTAGGCCATGCTTGCCCCTTCGTTTGCGTGGCATCAAGTCTATCAATCCGCTGTTTTTCTTATGTTTTTCGTGTTTCGGCTTGCATTACTTTATTTACTGCGCTAATATAGTTTATATCAAGGAAAGGAGGTGAACATGACACCATCGGAGATAATCACCAGCATCTCGCTCCTCGTCGCGAGCCTCGCGGCCCTCATCAAAGCCGTGACCGGACTCATCAAGGAGATGAGGCGGAAGCCGAAGAGGAAAAAGTGAGAAAGGGTTCCGGCCAGACCTGGGGGCCGGAACCCCACATCTCCGATTATGCCATGGAACATCATGAGAACGGAATCGATAGTCAGCGCGGTGTTCGCGCTCGGAACCGCCGCCAGCGCATGGTTCGGCTGGCCGTTCGCGCTCACCGCCGGATGCGCCATCGTCAGCGCCGTCTTCGCGCTCATCGCCGGAAGGAAGGACTGACATGACCATCGAATACCTGAGCGTCACCGACGTGGCCAGACGTCTCGGCATCAGCACCGCCGCCGTCAGCGCCTACAAGCTCCCCCAGCCGGACGCCACCATCGGCAGCACGCGCGGCTGGCTCCCCGACACCATCGACCAATGGAACACACAACGCCCCGGCCGCGGTGTCGGCGGAGGAAGGCCACGCAAACACGCCGAATAACACGAAAAAGCCCCTCCCCCAGCAATGCTGAGAGAGGGGCGATGTTTAACCGAGTTTTCCGATGATCTGTTTTTCTTTGTCGTTGAGAGGCCATACGGTCACATCCTCCGCGGCCTTCAGTTCCGCGGCCTTCAGTTCCGCGGCCTTCAGTTCCGCGGCCTTCAGTTCTGCGGCCTTCAGTTCCGCGGCCTTAGCTTCGCTCAGGAGATAGCCGCCGCCGTAGATGGCCTTCTTCACGGCCTTCTGCGAGTCGAGAGCCCTCGTGAACGCAACGTCTGAAGCCTTGACGCGAAAATCCACGCCAGCCTTGCCGACCTTATTCAGTCGTGTGACGGTCAACAATTCCGGCGGATACGCATACTTCGGCAGATGTTTCCTGCTTTCGCGCCTGACTCGTTTCACCGTATCGTTGACCAGCTTCGTCAGATCCGGTGCGGTGCGGATCAGGTCATCGCCGAAACTCGTCACGAAGCTGGTGTTGACGATGGCGCCGTTGGCGTATTCGATCGTGCAATCAGTGACCAGCATATGCGCGCCGTTGCGCGACGTGGTGCTGAAAATCGTGAGGTTCGGCGCGAACAGAAAGAACGGAACATGGTTGTCACGGTAGAACGTGCATATCTTCGATAGAATCGAGAAAGGTGGATTGTCCACCACCACCTTGCCGTCCGAATAGTCGAAACTCTCGTAGTCGCCGCCAGGATAGAAGGGGCGCACCACTTTGCTCGGGTCGATGCCGAATTCGTGGCATGCCCAGTCCTTTATCGTCTCATATACCGCGGGGGGGTATAGCAGTCGTCCGTGGTCTTCTTTGGTTTGAATTTCTCCACGAACGCACCGTAATCGTCAATCGTCTGCTGTCTGATGCCCATTTGAAAAGTCCTAAAAATAAAGCCCCTCCTCCAAACGGAGAAGGGGCAGATTTAAAAACAGGGTGCAAAAAATTCCACGGACACTACAGTGCCGCAAATTTTTCCACACCCGAGTTTGAGTCTCACGCCAAAAAATCAATCACGGCGCAGCGGATTGTAGGCCACGCCGAGACCGGACGCGATGAAACCGGCCACAGTCGAAATGTAGCCTCCGATGGCCGCATCACCAAAGGTCATGAAGCCGAGGCCGACGCACGAGGCGACCAAGCCAAGCACGTAGACCACGGTCCTAACCTGCTTGCTGAAGACCGGCGTGTATGCGTCCGGCGGCTGGTTGTCCTGACCATCCTCACACTCGTTGGTCAGATTATTGACCGTGGTCTCTAAAGTCGTTGGCGCTGCATGTTCTGCCATCTGTCCTCCTCCTTAGAATCGTCCCTGGTTGAGCGCCGACTGCAGGGCGCGTGCGGTCGCGGGGCCGAAGCTCGCATCCTGAGCCAGACCGTAATGCGCTTGGATGGCGCGAATGGTGGCCGGGCCGAGAAGTCCGTCAGCACCGCAGCCCAGGCGATGCTGCACGGCGCGAATCAGATCACTGCCACCATTGCCGTATCGGACCACGCTTGAATCGATGGCTGGGCGAGCATAGGTGCGCCCGTCGGGCACCTGCTGGCCGCTGATGATGCCATCCACCGCGGTGCCCATGACCTGCTGCCAACGGCGTACCGTGGCCGGACCGACATTGCCGTCCACTGCGATGGCACCGGAATTGGCGGCTGGAGCGGAAGATTGGGCGCCCTGGCATCGCAGATAGCAATCCCACGGATAGCTGTAGTAATTGCGGATGTTGGTTTCGCGGCCAGTCTGGTCGCCAGCCTTGCCGTAGGCTGTGCCACGCTCGGAGATGGACGCCTGCGCGAGCTTGCCGCCGCCAAGGTAGACGGCCACGTGGTGCACGTCGTTAAGCAGGATGTCGCCCGGCTGCGGATTGCCGTTGGCGTGGAGTCGCTTCCAACCGCGCTTGGTCAGCTCACCGGAGAGGTTGCCGGTGTAGGTGGCGCCGCCGGTGTCGAAGCCAGCCTCGCGCAGGCAGTGGATCACCAGACTGGAGCAGTCGCAATTACCCCCCGAGGGGTTGAAATTCCAACGGTCGGACTGGCTGTAGCCCAAGTTCGCGACCGCGCACCAGTAGCGCATGCGGTTGATCAAAGCGCTTACGCTTGCCATATCAGTCCTCCAATCCTTCGACAGCCTTGGCCGCGTCCTCCTCGGACACGACCTGAATGGTTTCGGGCGGCATCGAATCGCCCTGCGGTGTCATTTCCGGCGTCATGGTCACATCGATCACGACCGCCTCCTTTCCGCCTCTTTCGAGGCAAACGAAAAGGCCACCACTGAAGTGATGGCCTTGAAAATCGGTTTCAGCGCTTGTGCGCGCCATGATTGAACACGATGACGAGCGCGAGGAGCAATAGGTAGGCTCCTCCGGCGATGGCTAGATGCGTCATTGCCTGTCCTCCAAATATTTTTCGGCGGCGTTGACTATCCAGCATCGCGCATCCAATTTCTCAAGCTTCGCCAACTCGTATCGGACGGCCTCGCTGTGGTCGGTGTCCTTGTCGCCGTAAATCAGGCTGATGATCGTGTTCTTGATCGTGTCGCGGCACAACTCGTCCATACGGTCGTCGATCTTCGCTGTCCGCTCTCCCAAAGTCCGTGTTTTTGCGAAATGCTGCGAGAGCGGCGAATCGTATGGCAGGCGTTCCGGCCTGACGTGCGAGTACAGGCCGGTCGCCAACGAGTCCAAAGCGCCCGGCCAGACTTTAAGGCCGAGCGTGATAACGGCGCACGCGCCGCCCACGCCCCCGAAACCGGCTAGAAAATTCTGCAGCACGCCAAACCTCATTTGACTTTGATGAAAAAGACAAGCCGACGCGGACCAGAATTTGACGGCTGAGACAGGATATTGCCGTTCGTGTCAAAGATCGGATTGTTGAAACTCAAAGCTGCATTGCCGGTCATCATCCAATCGTCACCCAACGCCGCCGCGAAAGCTTTCAAATTCGCGGTCGAATTGTTAGGACAGGATATCAGCGTGCCGACCGGCAGGCTCATTCCGCCTGCATCATCGCCTTTCGGGCCTTTGATGCTGCCTGACTTAGTCCAACCCATGAAACCCCCCTTTTAATCCTGTGTGTAGGAGTACACGTCGCCGGAGTCGAGGTCGAGGTAGAGGGAGCCGACCGGCTGTGAGCCTGACGGGACACCATGCCCCCAAGTCCATCCCAAGCCGTTAGTACCGTCCTTGCCGGGCCTGCCATCCTGACCATTCGTGCCATCCGCGCCCTTCGGCCCCTGCGGACCTTGAATCGAGCCGACATTCGTCCATTCCGAGCCGGACCACACGTACAGTGCGCCCGCGACGAGGTAAGCGTCGCCTGATGCTCCGGTCGGATGCTCCTGCTTCAAGGCATCGGGGCTATCATAGGAGCCTTTGATGTTGACGCCGGTGCCGTCCTTGCCGTCAGCACCCGGCTTGCCATCCTCGCCCTTGTCGCCCTTCGGCCCCTTGAAGGTCACGCCGTCAATCTGATTGGACACGTGCACGGTATCACCATTGACCACGGACGAGACGGTGAAAAGCCTGCCATCCACGTCCGAAATCAGATCGCCGGTCGCGATAGGCGTCGCCGGACTCAAAGCGGACACGCTCACGTCCGAATTGTCCGAGACGGTGATGTTGGCGACGTGCAGGCTCTTGCCAGCGTCACCCTTCGCACCATCAGCGCCATTATCGCCTTTCGGGCCTTTGAGATTTCCGCCCGTAGCCTGCCATGCCATACTATTATTCCTCCTTAATGAGATAATTTGATATTTTTACGAAAAATCAGGCTTGACACCGGTACACGGCACCAGTCGTCAAATCAATATAAGTGTCACCGACCACACCCTGTGTCGCCTCACCCGGCACGCCCATGCCGCTGCGGAAACTCAGCCCACGCTCCCCTTTCGGCCCGCGCAGGCTCACACCACCATCGATGCCGAAAGTCACCTTCCCACCATCGAAACGGCTGACAATCCACAAATGCCCTTCGGCATCCACGACCGAATCTCCAGCGGACACATGGTCAGGTGGACGCAAACCGTCCACATCCACCACATCGCCAAGCCGGATGACATGCGGATAGGTCCGGATGCTATGCGCCAAGCCACCGTGATTGTCAGACGCGCCATGCCATGCCGCCTCGGAAAGAGTCGCATAATCCAAAATCTGCGTGCTATCCGGCACGATCACGCGACGCACATGCGTCAAACCCTTGATCCGCTCTTCGATGCGCCAGCACCAGTCCACGCCTGTCGGCTTGAGGTCAAGAGTCAGATCACCGCCATCGGACGGCAATCGCACCGCGAAAGGCACCGGCAGGAGCAGACTCTCATCCTCCTGCACGACACGCATCGTCGGATTGCAGGATATGACGCCCTCCACAGGCACGCCGGACACGTGCGATGCGTCCGGCCTGCGAAACCTAAACCTAATCTGCGTCACCGCGCTCCTCCTCATTCTTCATGGCTTCGAGCACGTCGGCTGGAATCAGTTTCATCGCCGCCGACAATTGGCTTTTCAAAATCGCGATCTCCTTTGAGAGCTGGCCGATCTGCATGGAAAGCTGGTCGATCACGTCGTTCGCGTCAGCAGGAATCTGCTGCATCATTCCTCCTTCGCTGATGGCATGAGCGATTCGTAGAATCGCTCCTCGCATTCATCTAAGTCAGCACGCATTTCGTCGGTGTCGAAAAGCCTTCCGATAGCCTTGGCGTCCACACAATCCGTGTCGATGCCGGTGGTCAGCGTCGCATCTGCCGTTCCGCCAGACAGCATGGCCGTCTGGACGGACGCGTCCGCATCGTTGGTGATCGTGGGCAGTCCCAATGCCGCGCGCGTCATGTTGCGTGCGGCCGTCATCGGATCGTCCTGCACCTCGCCACTGTCGGACATCATGGACACGGATTCCGCCGCGGTATCCGACAAGGCCGCCTCCAAGCCCTCATAGGCGGTCGTGTACGCGTTACGTCCTGTCTGCGGATCGTACGAGTCGTCCGATTCCCTTGCCTGCATCATGGCCGCGCAGGTTTCGGCGACGCTCGTCGTGCCGAGCAGCGCCCGCCATGCGGCAATAGCGTCCATGCCGCACACAAGCCCCCGCTCGCCTTCCTTTTCCGCTCTGATGATGAGGTTCCTGTCCTCGAAAACAGTTTGCAAAATATGCCTCCTTATTTGACGAGCCATGCGAAAGCGTTGACGTACATGTCGCCCTTGAAGGTCGCGGTTCCGGCGTTGTATCCCATGACCTGCATCGAACCAGCGCCGCCGGTGTTGCACACGTGCATGAAGATCGACCCCCAGTTGAGGTCGGAATTGCAGACGCCGTAGTAGCGTCCGTATTTCGCCGGCGTCCATGACCACGTGGTCTGTGGCACGGTGAAGTCCGCGGTTAGCGTCGCGTTCTGGTAGATTCGCCAATTGGTGCTTTGGAAAGTGAAACGGTTTGTTATGCCGCCTAAATAGCCGCCGAGATACACGTATCCGGTCGCGATGTTCGCTCCGATTCCGACCGAACCGTTCCCGTCTACGGCTTCGAGCCAGACATTCGAGCCTTTCTGACTGTCACCGGACAGGGTGAGGGATGCGCTGCTTTTTTTGCTCGCGTCAGGCTCGTCGAAATCCGTGTTGGCCGTGGCAAACACTTGTGACGTGACGCCGCTGCCGGTACCGCCTTTCTTGCGTGGCTTAGACTGGAGCTGCAGCAAAGCAGCAGGATCATGCTTGGCGACGCGTCCGCTCCACAAGTCCAATTCGCCCATCTCACCGACCTGATTGGACTGGATAAGCGACGAAATCGTCGGATGACTGTAATATTCGGTCGCCCCCTTGTACGCCAGGAATTCCAATCCGTCGCCGGTGAACGTTTCTGTGCCGCCGACGATGCTGGACTTAAAATCCGGGCTGATGCGGAGCCTATGCCCGCTCACGCGGGTCTGGAACGTACCGGTCAGCACATTCGACTTGCCTTCGCCGTCCAAATAGACGGTCTGATTATGGGCCGAATCCCACATCCGCAACGAACTGCTGTTGAGCTTCATACCGGTGTCATCAGCCTCGGAGCTTTGGAATGTCGCGCCAGTGAACACGTAGCCCTTGAATTGGCCTGCCTCCACATCATCGGTGACGATTTTTCGAGCCTTCAGCAGCTCGGTCAGAATCTCGCCATTGCCGATTTTGATGTTTTTCGCCTCGACACTGCCATCTTTGATGAGCACGCTGCCATTGACACTGCCTGGGACAAGCAGACTATCAGCCACGAGCGAATAGGCCACGAATTTCGAGCCGTTCCAGATGTTGACCGACGAAATATGACCGCTCGCGTCAAGCTTCTGCCACAAGTCACCATTCGTGAGCCCGGAATGGGCAGGCTCGACGGCTTGGGTGAAGACCTTGTTTTTACCGTCCGCGGTGGTCTTCGCTGCCTTGGCCTCGGCTTCGGCCTTGGCAATGTCCTTATTGATCGAATCCAATGTCTCCTGCGGGACGGCGCTTGCGACGGTCACCGAAGCGATCGCGGACCAGGCTGACCGATTGCCGGCATGGTCCACGGAGCGGAGCGCGTAGCTGTGCTGGCTGCCGATTGCCAGACCGGTGATGACATAATCGCCCTGTCCGGCCTGTGTGGCGCTGATGACCTGCATGCCGGCAGCCGTGGCACCCTTGCCCACCTCGATATGGTCGAAGTCCGGCTCCATCTGCGCGCCGGTCGAGGTCTTGCCATCCCAGTGGATGGTGACAACGCCCAACTTGGAGGAGACGATTGGTTTCGATGGCACGGAGCAGGGCGTCGTATCCGACTCCACTGTAGCCACGAAGACTTCCGACCATTCGCCGAGCTTGTCGGAATATGTCGGCACAGCTCTGACGCGCACCTCGATTCGCGTGCCACAATCAAGGCCACCAAAGCCAAGCTGCGTCTTATCGGTCGTGCCGGCGGAATGCCACGGCGCACCATCCTTATGCAATTTCCACTCGACAGCATAATTGCTGATTTCGATGGCGGTATTATCCGTGGCTTCGGTCACGGCGGACCACAATGCCGTGGCCAAGCCGCGCGCGTATCCGTCCGAGCCAATGTAGGCGTCGGTCTGCACGATGAGACCATGCGGCGCTTTCGGCACGCGATGGTCATGGTCGGAAGAGGCGGTGGTGCCGCTCTCACTGCCTGCCAATGCCGCGCCACCGGTAATGCCCTTTATCTTCTTCGCCTGACGCACGGAAGCGTCATATTTGATGTCGTTCAAGGCGATTGAAGCGCTTAATCCCTCATTCTGGCGCATGCTCAGGTCGATTTCCTGCACGCGCACCTTCTCCCCGTGCGAAACGGTGGGCGCGGTGATCCAGTCACCGACGCGATAGTCGATGAGCGGCAGATTATCCACATTCGCGGTCACCAAGTCGCGCGTGTACTGACCACGCACACGAGCCGCATCATCAAGCGTGGACTGCATAAAGGCCTGGGCAGTGTCCTTATCAGACACGCCACCCTGCGAGCTGTAGGACTCCCACTTGCCCCACGGTGTCGGCGCGGCCGGATTATCCATGCGGAAAAGCAGATTATTGTCACCCTCGACAAGGATGGTGCTGGCCAGATCCGCGATGGACTCCTCAAATGGGGCTTCGCTGATGTCACGCGCCAATTGCAGCACAATGCTCTTACTCAGGTCACGGCTCAATGCGGTGCTGTCCGCATTCCAAAGCTTGAGCGTCCTACCGCTTGTGCGCCAGTCGCAGCCGCCACCATTGACCAGGGCGTCCAGGATGGTCTGCAAATCAGTGCCGAGCGAATAATACAAAGTGTATTTTCGGTTCCAGGCATCACCATTCGAATCTTTGGCGGTGTCGAAGCCAAGTGACAGGCCGGTGGCCACGCCGCCGCGCTGCCTGTTCTCGTCAAGCAGCGTTTTGAGAATCACACCCGGATTCGACGAGTAGAAGGGCCTTTTTCCTTTATTGTCGCCATCCGTGAGCAGATGCGAAGAATCGTTGTTTTCCGCCTTTGACAGCAGCCAGCTGATCGACTGGCCACTGTAGGTAACGGTGCGAGTCCGGTCGTCGGTCTTGCCGGAACGGCCGGTGATCACGAAACGCGCATTATCAGGCTCCTGATAGCCGGTGCCGTCCGACACTTCCACGGCCACTTCTAGGCCGTCCGTCAGCTCTCGGTCGAATGCCTGCGCGTCACCGGACAGCATGGAGTATTCGATGCTGATCGCGCCATCGTCATCGTGCAGCATCGAAGCGCTGAAGCTCACCGGCTCAGCCAATACGCCGATACGCGCGCCGAAAGGCCGGTAGGCCACGAGACGAGCATGCAAAGATTTAGCCATAATCACTCCCAGGAAGGTTTGTAACGGCACGTCACCGCAGACGTACTGGACTGTTTGACCTGCAGCGTATAGCTGCCGGAATCGGCGGCAGGCCACACCTGCAATGGTTCGCTCGTCCAGTCGACGCCGGACGTCACATCAGTGCCGCCATTCCAAGCGTCCGCCTTGTTGGAAGTCCATGCACGTCGGTTCGGCACGTCGAGATACAGGTTCTTCGCTGACGCCGTGGCGGACCATTCCAGGTCGGTGCCGGACGCCACGCACGACACCCGTACCGACGATACGCCCGAAAACCTCATGACCAGACTCAGCAGTGGCGCGTTCGACCCCCATGCCAGTCCGCCGCTCCCACCGGGAACCAACGTTCCGCCAGCCGCCGGCAACGTCTTCTCAATCCACTGCTCACCCTGCCAATACACGTCCGGCAATTGGAACACGGCGGTCATGACGCGCAGGTCTTGGAACGGCCTCTCATCATCGTCCGGCTCGCAGCTCGTGCACACCGTTCTCGTGACCATGCTGCGCGAACTGCCGTCATCCAAGGTTTCCGTCTTCCCTATCGTGAGCTTCGCCGTATGCAGGCAAAGGGCACGGAAACGCGAGATCAGCGCATCGGAATCAGCGCCCCACGCCGCGACCTTGATTGTCAGCTCCGGCGCGTCCAGCACCGGAATCGAGGAGCCTACGATGACGCCGCTGCGTCCGCTCACCTGCACCATGTCAACGATCGGCGACAGCGACGTGTAATGCGTAGTGCCGACGATGACGCGCATCCGCTCGGAGTCGAGCGGCTGGCCGTTGAGTGAATAGCTGACCTTCATCCGGATTCCTTCCGATTACCATTGCGGCATGGCCGCTGTTTGCAGCTTCTGCTGCGTGCTTATCGACGTCGGCGCGATGGCCGGATAGTTGAATGTCTGTGTGATGTTCGTCACGCTCCCACCATTGCCGTAGGCTGCAGCGTTAACTCCGCGCGAGGCGTTGGCGACGCCGATGGAATACGAGGCGTCCTGCGACGGCAGGATGCCGGTCAATCGTCCGGCAGCCTTCTTCACCTTCGACGCGCTCTCGTCGATGCCGACGGCCATGCCCTCGCCGATCATCTCACCGACCTGATCGCGGAACACTCGAGACGGCGAATGGATGCCAAGCCTGCGTTTCACCCAATTCAGCGCGTTGCTGGCAGCGTTGACGGCGGCAGTCACGAGCCTGCCTGCCGCACCTGCGATGCCGCCTGCGATGCCGGTGATGATGTTCCACCCGACCTGCGCCCAGTTGACCGAGGTGAAACCGTTCCAGATCTGGCCGACCATGCCGGGAACGGCGCCGATAAGCCTCGGAGCCGACGAGATGAAACCGTTGGCCAGTGCGACGAGCAGCTGCACGCCAGCCTGCAGGATCTGCGGGAGACGATTGATGATGCCGCCGACAAGCTGGCCGATGAGGATCGGAGCCTTGCCTACCAAGTCGGGCATGGCGTTGATGAGACCCTGCGCCAGCCCGAGGATAAGCTTCAAACCGCTGTCGATGATCTGCGGCAGGTTGTCAAGGATGCCTTGCACGAGGTTAAGGACGGCGTTGACGCCGATGGGGATGAGCTGCGGCAACTGGGCCGACAATCCGTCCAGCAGCGTCGTCAGCACCGTCACCGCCGTGGAAGCGATCTGAGGCAATGCCTGCACGATGCCCTGCAACAAGTTCGTTGTCATCGACAGTCCGGATTGCAGGAACGACGGCAGGCTGGACGTGACCAACGATTGGAACTGGGCGAGCAGTTGCGGCAGGCTCGTCGTAATCCATGTCGTCGCGCTGGTCAGCAGCATCGTGCCAAGCTGTCCCAACGCTCCGAGCACCGGCGGAAGTATCTGCATGACCAACGCCGGCAGCGTGCTCCCCAATGAGGAGAACAGTTGTGGCAGTGCGGCGGTGATGCCGGTGATGATCTGCGCGATGCGCGGACCCACGTTCTTAATGACCGTGCCGACCGAGTCGACCAACTGCTTGGTCAATCCGTTGATGTCGGCATTGTCCTTGCCGAGTTCCGCCAGCCAGTTCTGCCATGCGGCCTTCATCATGCCGACGGAACCCTCGATGGTTGTCGCGGCCTCCTTGGCGGTAGTGCCGCTGATGCCCATCTGCTCCTGCATGATGTGGATGGCCTGCACTACGTCAGAGAACTTGTCGATGGACAGGTCGCCCATCTCACCGTTGGCCTGCTTGACCTTGTTCGCGTCCTGGATCAGACGCTCCATCTCGGATTTGGTACCGCCGTATCCGAGCTTCAGATTGTCGAGCATGGCGTAATTGCCGCGCGCCAGAGACTGGTAGGTCTGTTGGATGGACTCAATGTCGGTGCCCATCTTGTTGGCGTTGTCCGACATGTCGACCATGGCGGTGTTGCCGAGTTCCGCGGCCTTCGCGGTGTCGCCGCCGAGCGAACTGATCAGCGAGGCGGAAAAGCTCGTGACCTGCGTCATGTACTCGTTGGCGCTCACGCCGGCCGTCCGGTACGCTTCCGCCGCGTATTTCTGCACAGTGCCAGAAGCGTCCTTGAACAGCGTGTCCACGCCGCCGACGGCCTGCTCGTAGGTCGCGTATGCGTCGAGAGCGCTCTTGCCGACTCCGGCCAAAGCCGCGACGGCGGTGCCTACGCCTGCAAGTCCGACCGTGGCGACGCCCTTCAACGCGCCTACGGCCTTGCCAGACATGGAGCTGATCGCATTCCACGCAATGTCGGCGCCGCTTTTGAGCTTGGAGCCTATCGCCGACGCGGCGCTGCCGGCAGCTCCCGGAATCTGCGACAGTACGCCGCCGACCGCGCCGCCGACGTTGCCGAGATAGCCGCCGATGGCATTGCTGACGTTTTTGAAAGGTGCTGGTATCCTTGCCGCGATGGCCGAGCTCATCGACGAGAACTTTGCCGACAATGGTGCGGTGAGACGTGTGGCGGTGGATTGCATGGCAGCGCCGGCAGCGCTCATGCCGTCGCGGGCTTTCGTGGCGATGCCGGAGAACGCCGACGTTGCCGCGTTTTTGACCCGTCCGAACGCGCCGGAGATCGGCTGGACGATGGTAGCGCCAAGATTCTTGAACGCCGATCCGAGCGAACCACTGCTGGAGGCGAGATTGTCCTGTGCGTCCTTGAGCGCCTTCTGTGCGTCCTTCAACCGGTTCTCGGACTGCGTCGCCCGGTCGGTCATGGTGGACAGCTTCAATCGAGCCTGTTCGAGCCTGATGGTCGCGGCCTCGGCCTGCGTGCTGCCCTCACCATGCTTGGCGATGGCATTGGCGACGCTCTCTTCGGCGGCACGCACCTGATTCGCCGCCGCCTTCTGCTGGAGCATGGCCTGACGGTATGCGGCCGTGGATTTCGCCACGTCACGCTCGTAGGATTTCAGCACGTCCGCGCTGAAATCGTTCGCCGACTGTTTGAAGCCGTTTTTGAACGCGCGTCCGAACAGTCCGCCGCTTTTGCCGCCGTTCATGTTCGAATCGAAGGTCTTCGACGCGGCCTTGCCGCTCGCGCCGACCTCCTTGTTGACCGCGCTGCGGAAACCCTTCATCGACGGGAACACGCTGATGTGCGCGGAACCAAGTTCGCTGCCGAACGCCATGCGGCACCTCCACTATTCAGTTATTCAGTCTTCGTAGAGCGTCCGGAATACCGGGCTCATGCCCTTGGTCTGTTCTCGCAGCCGCTCACGCTCGGCCTTCTCACTATCCGCCCGCAATCGTTTCGCAAGCGAATCGAAAGGCTTCGGATACTCGTCGCCGCCAAACGCGTAGATGACCGGTATCTCACCCCACCGGGCCGGATAATCCAAGCCGTTGAGCTCCGCGCCCGTGTAGGATGACGGATCGCCGATAATCTGCTCGAGGAGCGCTATCGCGTCGCCGTAGCGGAGCCTGCCGCCAAGATCGGCCTGCAGACTCCACCCATGCGTCGTGAAATCGGCTCGGATCACGCTCCCGTGGTCGGCGAGCTGGCGGGCGAACCATTGGATTTTCCCAGTGAGGCTCCCTGCGCGCGCACCACCGCGTCGCCATAGTCGGACAGGAGGTTGAACACCACCTGCACCGGTTCGCCGTTCAGCGCTTTCGCCTGTTTGTCTCCGGCGAATGCGCTCAGAATGCGTTTGAGCTGTTCGACGCTCTCCGTGTCATCGGACGTGTTCGACAGTCTGGTGAAATCGTCGATACTCATCGACAGTGGAAGCTTGTACGTGCGACCGCCGGGCACGAGCGCCCAATACACATCGCCCTTGATGATGTGGCGCACCTTGTAGTTTTGCGCGATGGAGGCGAACGCCTCCTCGTCGTTTTTTTCCGTCCACTGGTCGAAATCCTCGATGGTCGGTTTGAAGTCGGTGGAAGTGGAAGTCATTGTCTTGTCCTATCTGCTTTTCGCCTGCCTGCCGTGGAAAAGAAGATTCCCGGACCGCGCAGACAGGCGAGATAGGCGGTCCGGGAAGATTTTCGTCCGCCGGTCAGGCGGCATGTGCGGTGACAGTGACCGTCAGATCGGGTGAGGTCACGCCGTCATAGGTGGCGTTGATTCTCGCGCTTCCGGCCTTGACGGCGGTGAGCGTGCCGCCATCGACGGTCGCCACGCCTGCATCCTTGGATTTGAACGTGGCCTGTCCGGTCACGTCCACGGTGGTCTTGTCCACATGTGTGGCGACGGCCTTGAGCGCGAGCTTCGCGCCTTGGACGACCGACGGCTTCGTGTTTCCGTCAGCCGAGGTCACGGCCACCGCCGTCACGCTTTTGGGTCGTACCAGCTTTCGATCCAGCGGGTGTTCGGATGCTCCGCATCCACATACAGCGGGTCCTTCATCCATTCGACGGTGAGCGCTCGCCCTGTGACCGAGCCACGCTCCTGCTGGTCCGGCTCGTTGCCGGTGACCTGCATGACGCCGGCGCGACGGTGCACGCGGCCGGTGTCGAACGTCTCCTCCTCGTACACCATCCACTTCGCATCCTGGATGATGTCGGCCACGTGGTAGACGCCCTGGGCGTCCGGCTCGCCGATGGTGATTTTGCGGGTCAGCGCGTTGTTTTCGGCCGGACTGAACGTCTGCGTGAGGCTGGTCGCCAACGGCAGCTTCTTGTAACCGTCCTGCAAAAACTCGAGCGGGTCGTCGCCGTCGCGCGAATCCTGGTTGCCGCCGTCGGACTTGACGAGTCCGATGCATGCGGTCGACCGATTGTAGGCGACCGGAAGTTCCGGCGTTGCATTGCTGGATGCGATCATCTCCGGCGTGATTTTGTTTTCGTTGGAGTACGGGACGATCATGATGGCGGCGGTGACGAGCGCCTCCACCTGTCCCAGATCCATGCCCTGACTGTCTTTGGCCATGGCGTTTCCTTTCTATGGTTGTCTGATTCCTGCCGTCGAATATTCGGCGGTCATGTAGTAGCGGCACCATGCCGCGTCCTCGCTGACCGGGTACGGGCCGTTGCAGCCGTCGGGTACGACGGCGCAGATGCGGCTGCCTTCGGCGAATCCGATGAGGATGCCGGGCTCGCCGGTCAGCAGCCCGTACACGCGGGCCGCCAGATCACGGCATGGTTTCGTATCGTTGCGCGTCCATCCGAGCACGCTGACGCCTATCGACCTGTCGAACGTCACGCGGTCGGCGGATTGCGTGCCGCCGTCATCACGCACGACCACGAGCGGATAGGAGCCGCCGTAACCATCCGGAATGCGGTTTCCGACCTGCAGGCCGGGGATGTCCGTGATGTTGGAGCGCAGCCATCCGGTGAGGAACAGTTCGAGGTCTGGTGGAATGACGCTTGCCATCAGACCCTCGCCTTCCTCAACGCTTTGGCCAGATTGCCGGTCTGTGCCTCCACGAGCAGGGTCTTCGGGTCGTGGCCGACGACCATGACGGTCGTTCGGTGCTCCCTTTTAACCTCCTCGATTCCGAGGCCGTCGCGGTATGCGCCGGTATCGACTGGAGCGGACGCCTTCGCGTAGGCGAGTGCCCTGTTCGCGGCCAGCGTGGTGAGCGACTTGACTCCGGCGCTATTGAGAATCTCGTCGAAGAATTTCTGGTTGAAGTTGACCGATATCCTGCTTTTCGCCATTTGTTCAGCCCTTTCTTTCCGTCAGACGGCATTCCAAGGTCGGACGCCAGCCGGTGAATGCGTTCGCGTCCTTCGAGGGGAATCCGTCGACTTCCCACAAGCGTCCGTCGTCGGGGTCTGCGCGGATCCGGTCGCCGATTTTCACGTCGGCTGTCGGATCAGGGATGGTGAGGTACGCCGTTGATTCGGTTTGTGTATCGAGCGTGTCCGGCGTACGGGCGCTGGAGCTGGATGAGAGGGCGCCCATGATGGCGAGCTCGTCCGGAGGCACGCTCCAGTCTGGCTCGTTCTGCGCCGGATTGTACGGGTTGGCCTTGCGTTTGGCACGCAGTCGCCGCCATTTGGTGGCGCCAGGCATACGCCATCCGCCACCGGCATTCAGATCGTCAAGCAGGCTCATGGCAATCCTCCAAGCCGGTAGGGTTTGAGCTTGTCTTTTTCGTCCTGCATGAGCGACACCACGTCGAAGCTCGCGCTGGAGCCGTTGGTGGACTGCGAGGTGACGAGCCCGATCGGACTCATGCCAGCCCGCTTCGCGGCGCTGATGAGCACCTGCTGCACGTCCGGCGCATCATCATATCCGGCATGGATCGCGTAGCGGATGGCCGCAACGCCGACCGGGAAGCCACCGGAAAGCGACTCCACAAGACCCGTCTCAGGGTCATAAGCGTAAGCCAGCTTGTTGCCGTCGCGGTCGGTCAAGGATTCGATGCTCGTCACATGACGTGCGGGCAGTCGAATCACCGTGCCGCCACGAGAGTTGATGACTCCGCTGAGAGCCATGTTCGGCATGACATGCCAACCGCATTCGCGGCGGATGGCCGCCTGCGCCGCCTTAAGCCTGAAAGCCGCGTCGTCCTCGAAAGCCGAAGGGTCGGCAATCATGTCAGGAATCACATTCACATCACTCATGCCGACCTCCCGTCTCAGCTCGTCTTCACCACGCCAGCAGCCACAAGACCAGCCACAAGCGCATTGACACGCTTCGCCAGATCGTTGTAAGCGCCAACGAGCGCGTCGTACTCTGCCTTCGTCGGAGTGGTGGAGGCCGCAGCCGCTACGGAGGCGTTCGCAGTGCCGGAGATCGTGACATTCGCCAGCTTCACGCCACCGAGAGCGTTCTCAGCGGCAGCGGGAAGCACATACGGCGTGGAAGTGGAACCGCCGGTGACGTTCACCGGATTGTCGTTGCCGTCCACGAAGAGCACGTCCTCAATGTAAGTCGAAGCGTCCACCTTGGCCTTGGATGTGTCGGCCAGCCGATACTGCTTCACGGTTCGCCTCACTTTCCGGCCTTGCCAAGGGACACCTTGACGAAAGCCTTCGGATACTTGACCTGCAGGGCGAGGCGTTCCTTCACGCGGAACGTGATCTTGTCGTTCGTGAAGTCGTTCTCATGGCTGTTGGTGGATTCGACGGTCAGACCGCCCTTGCGGTAGATGGTGCCGCCTGCCTTGAACGCGCCGACGAGCACGGTTCCCTTGGTCATCGCCTCGGTGACGACGGTGCGCAGCCCCCACAGCGGCGGATTCTGCATGATGCCGCCGTTGCCGTACTGGCCGGCGAAGAAGCCACCGCCGAAATACTGGCCGTTCGCGTCCTTGGACAGGCGGATTGTCTGATAGTCGGCAGGGTTGATGACCACGGCGTCGGCGGAGAAGCCGGTCGCGGTGGCGATATCCGTGGTGGCCGCGAAGATGCGGTCGGGGTCGGAATCGTTGGCCTGCGCCTTGGTCTGGATTTCGCGGTTCAGAATGCCCTTGAGATTCGGGTCGGTGCCATCGCCGGACAGGAGTTGAATCTCCTCCTGCAGCTTCAGGTTGTACTGGGCGTGCTGGTTGATCTCGGACACGACGAACGGCAGGTCTTCCGCCATATCGTCTGTGATCTTCCACCATGCGGCGACCTCATGCAGGCTGTCGGACACCCAAGTCGGATCCGGCATGTGAATCTGAGGCTTCTGCGCGCCCTCGGCGACGGTGGTGGCGTTGCCTTCGAGGGAGCCGTAGACCGGATATTTGATGGTGGTGCCGCTCATGGTGCCGGACGCGAAAAGGTCGGCGATGACGAGCGGACGCTCATACGGCCATACGCCGTTCTGATCGGTTTCAGTAAGGAACGGCGCGTAGGCTCCGGACGCTCCACCTGTGACCTGAGTGTCGGAAGCAGCCTTGAATTCCGGAGTGGAGAACAAGCCTCCCTTAGTTGCGAGCACGCTCAAGCCCTTCTCCTGCAGGGACTTGACGTAGAAGTCGCCGAGGGTCTTCGCCTCGACGCCCTTACGTTCGGTCTTGGACGTGCCGGCGAGCTTGTCGAGCCCTTCGCCGGCCTCCTTGAACAGGTCGATGCGCTCCTGCAGCTTCTTCGCCTCGGCGTAATGCTGCTTCAGCTCCTCCTGCTCCTTTTCGGTGATGTTATCCATTCCCTTGGCGAGGATGGACTGTGCCGCCTTCTTCTCGGCGGCGAGATTGTCCATGAGATTCATGGGCGCTCCTTTCGGTTAATTTTGCAGCGAGAAGAAGTCGCTGATGGTTTGGTATTCCTTGGCCCACTGCGGGTCAAATCTTTTCTGGTCTTTCTTCTTCGGGTCATCCGTGGAATCGTCCGGCTTATCGCTGGAATCATCCGTGGAATCGTCCGGCTTATCGCTGGAATCATCCGTGGAGTCATCAGCCGAATCGTCGGGCTTGCCTGTGGGATCGGAGTCATCGGTGTCGTCGTCCGGCTTCTTGTCGGCGGAATCGATGCCATCCAAGACCTCGTGCAGACTGTCCAACGCGGCACGAAGCTTGCTCTCGTTGGAAGCGCTGATCGCACGCCCGCTCTTCACCTCAAGCACCTCGGCGCCCTGATTCGCGGCCACCTGCACAAGGGAAATCTCGAACAGTTTCACCTGGCGAATCTCACGGTATCCATCCCACGCGCTCTTGCCGTCCTGCACGAACGCGGTCTCCTCGGCGAGGAAGCCGATGCTCATCTGATGGATAAGGCCACGCTGCAACAGCTCGTATGCGCGCTTGCCTTCCGGCAGGTCGAGGTCGAGGCGGGCCGTGACCAGCAGGCCATGCTCGTCCTCCACCGCGCTCAGCGTCTCGCCGATGATGTCGGTCGGCTTGTCGTCCTTGTGCTGCCAGTGGATCGGAATGCCCGCGCCGGTGCCGCCGTAGTCGTTCTCCAATGTTCCGGAGAACGCGCCCTTGACGATCACGTCATCGTACAGGTCCTTGTCCCAAGTGCTGGCGTATCCGCTGAACACTCCCTCGCCTTGGCTATCGTCGAGGGACTTCAGCTCGAAGCCCTTGAAATCAAGCCTCATGATGTTTCCTCCTTGGTGAGCGCGTCCCATTCCATGCGGAATTGCGCGTCATACCGGTAAAGCCGTTTGAATTCGTCGAGCATGGCCTTGGCGTCCTCGCCGTTGACTGGATTGTTCTCCTGCGCGTTCTGCGTCTTGCCGCCGTCTTGCGGGCTGGGCTGGCCGCCCTCGCTCACATTCAATGGCGTGATGAGCTGGTCGCCACCTGGTACGCGCGGCATGTCCAGAATCTGACGCGCCTGATTCGTGGTCATGAACGGTCGTCCGGTAGCCGTGGAAAGCGCCTGATACTGTTCGGACGTGGTGCCACGTAGTTTCGCGTCAACGTTGGCCTTGATGTAGCAGTCAGGCTCGCCCACAGCCTCGGGAAGGCTCAGATTCAGCGCCTCTTCCAATGCCACGATGTATGGCATCAGCTCAACATTCCACAATTGCTCTTTGAACGCGCTGATGTTGGAATTGGTGCCGGTTCGGAAGCCGACGTTTTCCGGCGAAATCTGGAAAGCATTGCACACCGCGATATTGATACGGTCACGCGCCTCCAAATCGTTCACATCCACAGGTTTGAAGACGTTATCCAATGGACGCATCTCCATGCCATCCTTAAGGACGGGCCAGCCACCCTCACGACCACCATTCTGAATGAAATTACGCAATCCATTGGTGAAATCGTCGTAATCCTCCTGAGACAGCCACGGCATCTCCTTCGGCCGATACACGTAGCCGCCGGCCTGCATGCCGTTCTTGGCGATGTTGCGCCGATAGGCCGCCATAGCCTTCGCCTCGGCCAATAATGGCCGGAGCACGTTGGTCACGCTGTCACCGAATTGAAGGCCGGAAATGAAACCGACATCCAGATGCACGCGCGGGTCAGGCAGGTCGAAGTGCATGGCCCGCTGACTGTCCATCGTCAGCAGATTCACGCCAGTGATCTCACCGAAGGAATTGCCGGACAACTGGTAGCAGTCTGAAGGAATACGCCGGAGCGTGAAACGCCCACCATCCACGCCGAGCAGGCACAGCCACCGGTCATCGAGCAGCATGTCACGAAGCAGCATGCTGATGAAACGATAGCGTGTCATGCCAGGAAGCGGTGACGGTCTTTTCATCAGGTCGGACAATGCCCCACTGGTGACCTCCTCAGCGTCACCATCGGCGTTCTTCCGATACACCTTGAATGGCAGTGAAGCGATGTTGCGGGTGATGAAGTCAATCACGACACGCACCGCATACTCCCTGCAGTAGGCGCCGGAGGCATAGCCGTAGAATTCCGCGTCGGACGGCCAGCTATCAACATTGGCGAGAGGAATACTCGTCGCCGGCGTCGGGTGTGCGTCTGCCTCGGCCATCTTCATGCCGATCGCGGCGGCGTTATTGTGGAGGAGCCGGTCAAGGAATCCCATCAATACTCCCCTCTTTGTGAAGAATCTAGAATCTGACCCTCACGCCTTGCGAGGGCTCGTATTTCGGTTTAAGCACTTCAGCCTGCATGGTCTCCAAGGCGTATAGCGCCTGCGATTCGGCAACCAAGCCGGAAATCTGCAATGCTGATTTGGTACGGTCCCACACTTCGACCTCGCCGAGCCTTCTGGACACGGCCACACTCACCTGCTGTTCGATGGCGGGCTGCGGCAGATGACGTAGCTTGCCCTCGCGTACACGGTCATGGAAACGGCCGCAGCACGCGCCCAACCGGAAGCCTTCGATGAGATGCACCGTCCACCCTTTTTCGGTCAAAGGGTCGATGAAGTCCACGGCCGGACAGCCCTTGCCCTGCACGGCTATCTCCGTGACATGCGGCCAACGCTCCTGGAGCAGGTCAAGATAATGCGGCACCCAAAGCATGCCGTCACGACGGGCGATCAGCTCAACATGAGGCAAACCGTCCGCACGAATGCCGGCAGCGGCCACATACGTGGTCTTACGGTCAGCGCTCGTATCCACGGACAGCACCACTCGATTCTCATTCGGAATCGTGGAACGCGAGTCGATGCCGCTGGCCCACATTTTCGGATTGATGAAAGGAATGATGTCAGCCGTCACCCACTGGCACAGGACCTCAGTACGGAATGCCGCCTCGGTCATGCCGTCAATATCGGATCTGACGCTCATGACGGTCATCGGCCCATACCCGAGCGACGGATTCGCCTGCCGGATCGCGTCGGCATCATCCACCGGACACTTGTCAGGCGCAGACCATTCGAAATATCCGAAGCTGCCGTCCTGCTTGCCGGACAGGAACACGTCGACCGGATTGCCACCGTCGGCGCTCAGGCGCGTCCACTCGTTGACAAGCTTGCGGCCCTTGTCCACCTGCTTGCGAAGCGCGACGCTGCGATAATCGCCCGCGTTCGAAATGCCCCACAACTGGCTCGACCAGACGGCCTTCGTGGTCTGCGACACCGCATTCCAGCCATCATCAGTATGCTGCTCACGCAACTCATCGAACACCACACGCGCCGCCGACTTGGCTCGAATGTTCTTGTCGGCGCGGACAATATATCTGGCCTTCGAGCGGGTGATGATCGCCTCCTCGCCGTTCGTGTTCACGAATTTCTGCGTCATCGCGGCGAGATCCGGAATCACCAGATCCGCTTCCTCATCGGTCGAAGGCTGAGGATTGCACCATTCCTTGACCTGATTGTAAGGCCCTTTCGCATTGTCCAATGTCTGCGCTGCGCCGACCACGAGGAACTTCACGGGCGGCACTCGGTCGGGATGCTTGTTGGAGTCCACGAACAGCCACCATGCGGCCAGCACGCCCATCAGCGTGGTCTTGCCGTTCTGTCTGGCCACAAGCACGATGACCTTGCGGAAGCGATAACTGCCATCCTCAAGTAATTCAAGCGCATGCACTAAAAGCCATTGCTGCCACGGGTAAAGGTGGACGTGCAGCATGATTTCCGCGAACGCGATCACAGCGAAACCATTGCTTGTCTCCTTGGTCAACGGCCTGAGCGGCGGCGTGAAGATACGCGGCAGTGTCACACCATGCTTCTCATCATCAATGGCACCGAAAACCGTAAGATTCTCAGCCGCCATCACAACCTCCTCAGCCGAACCGCTTCATGAAATCATCCATCGCGATAACCTTGTCGCTCTTTGACTCCTCGGCCTTCGGCTCGGGCTTCGCTTTCGCGGGGCGCCCCACCTTGGCGGGCTCCACCAGCGTCAAACCAAGCGACTGGCAGTATTTCAAAAACGTCGGAACCGACACATTGTCCAATTTCCCGTTCTCGTCAATGAAACCAGTCTCGCAAATCGAATCAATCCGTTTGGCAAGGACACGCGCAGTGGCCACGACAGCCGCATTCTCGGCACGCAACGACTTCGCATTACGCAAAGACCTCTCCAACGCGTCCGCCACGGACTCATGCGGAAAACGACGCTCGGAAACACCCTTCTTGACTGTCATAGAGCCTCCTTCGCGCGCGACCCATCAACAAAAAACATTATCGGGGAGAGGAAGCGCAACCACGCGGGACGTCTTGCACCATCGCGTTGGTTTTACGATTTCACCGCCCCTACCCCGTTTGGGTCGGTTTCGAATGCTGTTTGGAATGCGTTGATTGCGTTTTTGAAGCGTTTGATGAGTTCGTTTGTGCTTGGTGGCATCAGCTTGGCGATGGCACGCTCGGAGTCGATGACCTCGTAGCGGTATGTTCTGTTGACGTGCACTGGAATGTTGACCGTGAAGCTGCTGATTGGGAATGTCTTGTCGTTAATTTCTGCGGTGAGCGTTAGGTTGACTGGCTGTTGCATTGCTGTCTCCTTGCTCATGCTGTCTTAATCCATTGCCTGCTTAGTGTTCCGATTGGCGCTGGCGGATCTTGGTTGCCTCTCAAGCGGTTGCAGCTGGTGTGGCTCGGTTTGAAGCCTGCTGGGTCGAATTGGAGTTCGGGATGCTTGCTGACTGGGAACATGTGGTCGAGGTTGAAGCTGTCATCGGTGGTGTTCTTCACCGCTGAATAGTCGATTGGCATTCCGCATAGCCAGCAGACTGCATGCTGTGCCTTGCATTGTGTGAAGAATGCGGCCTTGTCTTTTTCGAATTGGCGGCTTGTCTTGCGGACTTTTCCTGGCATGCGATCACCGCCTTTGGTGCTTCGGGCTGGAGTCGAACCAGCGCTTGTGTGGGATGCACTGTATTTTTATCATCACGGGCATTCGATTTAAAGAAGCAGGAAGCCATGGCCGGTTTGGTGTCCGTCCTAGGTATCTGTGCTATCCCTTGTGCTCTGCCACTGAGCTACCGAAGCTGATATGATAATGGCCCAGCTATATTCCGGCTGGGCCATTCATTCTACGAACATACGACAGTATAGCATTTCAACGGTGACAGTCAAGTAGTGCGGCCAACTCTCCTAAATTGAACACGTACTGCCGCTTGTGTTCTGTCGGCGTGGCGTGCAATTTGCCGCGCCTGAGCCATTGGCTGACGAGGTTGCGGCTGATGGTCAGGCCGTAGCGTTTCAGTTCCTTGGCTGCGTCGCTTGGCGTGCCGGTGATTTGCACTTGCCACAGTCGTTGGTCTCGTGCTGCTTTGATGGCTGGTGCCGCCCATTCGGATCGGCAGTGTTGGCATGTGACCGATTCGGCGTCTGGCGTGCCGGTGAGCTGGTGGCGGCAGGTGGGGCAGGTGCCGAGGATTATGAGCTCGTCTTCCGGAGTCAATGCTGCCTCGTTGCGTCGGCTGATGTGTTCCAGGGCTGCGTAATCATCTGCCGCAGTGGGCATGTCCAATATGGTGTGTCGGTTGCTTAATATGGCGAGCCATGCTTTGCGCCAGTCATATGCGGCGTATGCGGCGCGTATTTTTCCTGCCTGTTCGGCGAGCCATGCTTCCGATTCGCTGATGAGGTCTTGCGCGCGGGTGTTGATCGGCAGTGGCGCGTTTCCTTTGTTTGGCGTGTGTGCTGGGTTGCCGATGCGTGCCTGCTTGAGCATGATGCTGCGCAAGGCGGGCAGTTGGACATGGCCGAGCTGGCGGATGAGCGTCCAGTAGGTTTCACGGCAGTTCTGGCAGAGCATGTTCACCGATGCCGGTTTCATGGGCTTGTGGCAGTGCTGGCAGTTGGTCAAAGTCTGGCCTCCTTGTCGTACTGGCGGATGATGGCGGCGACTTCGGCTTTCGGCACTTGCGGCACGAGTGGCGCGATCTCGTCGAGGCTGTATCCGGCCTGATGCCACTTGATGATCATGTTTTCGAGTATTTTCTTCATTTGCTTTTCCTTGGTTCGATGGTCTTAATGATTCGCTGCGAGGTATCGCAAGTTGCGAGCACATCGTATGGCCTGTGGTGGGAGTCGGCGCGCTCCTGTGCCACATCCGATGCCTCTCGGAGCGTTTCGTACATTCGGCATGTATACAGTCTCATATCACCCTTCGGCCGGATGATGTAGCCGTCCCAATGCTTGTATGGGTTTTCACTTGTGTGCGGCGGAAAATCGCATTCCCGGTCTTTCCATCCGGCCGCGTAGCCTTCCTGCCATGCTTTGCGGCGCTCGTGTTCCAACCATTCCAAGCCGTACATGGTTTCCGGTTCGTCGTGTCTCATGATTTCTCCTTGTTAGAAAAGTGTTTGCTGTTCGCTGTCTTCGGGTTGCGGCCAGCTGAAATCCGATAGGTCATTCACCGGCAGTCCGGCCCACGGATCAGGATTGCCGAGAACCGGCCGCATTTTCGGAAAACCCTGAAGCGTCGAATAATGGAATCCGTTGTCGCCAACGTCCGCGGGCTTGACGCTGACAGGCATCAGACCACATTCGTGCGCGCCCAAATATTGGCCGTCCGGGCTGATGCCCAATGGTCCAGCGACGGTTTCCAATCTGATGATGTCCATGTGGGACACGTGCCGGATGCGTATAAGCGGCCTGTCAAGGATGATCGCGGTGACCAGGTCGTCGCCCTCGATGATTCCCGCGTCCCATGACTGCCAGACCACGTCCCTTTTGCTGAAAATCCACCGGCCGCATGAGCACACGACCGGAAAGAGATGCGCCGGATTGCCTTCCGGGGCGAACCGGCGCATCCACAACGGCGGTTTCCTGCTCATCCCATCAGTCGCTTCCAAAAACCGGCGGACGCCTCCACAAGCCTGTAGCCACAGTATGGGCAGGTGACATAATAAGCGCCGACGCGTTCTCCGCAATGCGCGCATTCGATAAGTCGGATTGTCCTGCTCACTCCAGTCATATTCTTTGCCATAGTCGATTCCTCCTTAGTTGAGGCTTCGTTTGATTGATTTCCAGATCTGGTCGAGTTCGGAATCGGCCAAACCGCTATCCCTACCGCGCTTCAGCAGGTCATCGTGAATCTGCCGTTCGTTTTCTGGATGGTTTTTGAAACGTCCGTAAGCCCACGCATGCAATGTGCTGTTGCGTTGGCCCTCCGGCACCGGCGACATATCCGGCGTGCCATTGGAATTCGACGTGGCACGCCTATCGGCCATGACGTCGTCCAAGCTCAGAGCGGGCGCATCCGGCTTCGGCTCGTTCGTGTAGCCGAAATCCTTGAGCATGCGCATGACCGCCTCGCTCGCCTCCGGTACCACGCCGGCGGGCAGATCCACCAGCTCATACCGTTTGCCGTCGATGACGCTGCCGGGGCCAAGCACATAACCCTTGTTGCTCACACGCAGGTCGATCGGCAGATTCTGCTCATGCACCGCGTTCTTCAGCAGTCCGATATCCATGCCGTCCGGCATGCGATAGTACAGGTGCACGCCATGCGGCGTTTTCGTGACCAATGTGGCTGGGAGCATTTCGCCGCCGTAGTCGCCGGTCAACGCCTGCAAGCACTGCCAGCCGTCGGGACCGCCATCCTCGGACGGTTTGTCGCAGTCGATGATGAAACAGTCGCCGAGAGGAACGACCGCATACCTGCTCATCTGGCCGGTGATGAACGATGCGTCCACATGGCTATCGTCGGACGGATTCAACCGCTTCCACGACAACGACACCTTCCCGTCGACCGGACCACCGGCCTTTCGCGCCTTGCCTTCGCATGGAGCGAAACCGACATGGCCGTCCAACGCCGATTCGACGATGCCGGCCAGATCATGGCAATCGCCCACATCCTCCAACGGGAGCAGACTGTCACGAGACGGCTTCGACAATGCACGTTGCACCCAGTTACCTTCCGGTCTGGTTTCGTCGTTAAGAGCGGAATTCCGATACACGTCGAAACGATCACGGTTAACGACACGGACGACACGAGGCTGTCCCTTGCCAGGCAATGCGCGAGAACGCGCGTTCTCCAGACCAAGCACATCCATAAGGGACTGAGGGATGGTCGTGTGGAATTCCTTGCGGTAGTCGCCTTTCACGGCAACCGGGTCACCGTACTGCTCTTCGTTCGACGCGATTTCGCTGATCAGCCAATACATCTCATCCGAGATGTTGCGGGCAGGACTCAGATTCACGATTTCCGGCGCGTCCGACCTCTCCCACAGACGGCACGACAGGACGAAAAACGCGGCAGGATGATGCTTGCAGAATCCCTCGATCGCATGATATTCGTCATACGAACGACCCTTCGACTGGTGGAATTCCACCTTGATGAAGCGTCGCACGTCCGAATTCTCACCGGAATCCGCGAACTGCATGTTCGTCAGAATCAGCAACGTCGCAGATGGCGTCATCACGCGATAACGACCGCCGGTGACGCGGGCATTGACCTGCGAGCCGGTCGACAACGCGCGCAGTAAAGGCAACATGTCCTCAGTGACCGCGCAGGCCTCGTCATCAACGGCGAAAGCCTTGCCGTCCATCTCATCATTCATCGATTCGCGGCCAAGCGTATATCCACCGCCAGCGCAGTACGATTGCACGCTGAAACCCGGAAACACCTTGCCGACGCCCAACACGCCAAGCAAAGCCTGGCGGGCGATCAGCGTCTTCCCGTCACCGCCATGCCCGGACAACACATAGGACAGTTGTTTGAATGGTTCCAGCCATGGGGTTGCGAACATGCGGCATAGATTCGCATAGGACTTTTCGTCGACGGTGAGCCATCTGAGTATCCGTTCCGCGTCCTTCAACGCCTGATTGCCCATGCCCATGGGAGTGAACGTCTGTGTGACGGCGATGTCCGGCTCATCCTGCAGGCAAACGACTTTGCCATCACGGCGCACCCATACGCAGGGGTCGCAGCGCACGCCGCGTTCGACTTGGTCGAACCATTGGCTCCGCTTCGCCTCGCGCAGGATCGTTGCCGAGTAGAGCGGATTGCGTTCGCCGCTGCGCGCGTTGCCGCCGATATGGTATTCGTCCTCGATGGTCTTCACTGGATGCCAGCTGTTGAGCAGCAGTCGTTCGCCTTCGTGGTCGGCCATGTCTGGGTCGCGGCGCCAGAGCCTGTCCTGTGACGGACAGTAGCGCAAATGGCCTTCGCGGAGTTCCCATATGGCTTTCTGGTAGCCCGCCGCGACGACGGGCTCTTTTTTGCGGTGGTCTTCCTCGGTGCCGCCTTGGCAGACGAGTTGGAGATTGCGGCCGTCGATGGTCGTGACGATCGTGCGGTCGTTCGCTGGCGTGAACGTGAGTTCGAGCAGATGAAAGATTCCTGCGAATCGTGCGGGCAGGCTCTCGGTAAGAATGGGCTCGTATTTGCGGTAGTCTTTCATTTTTCACCTCCTTGTTTGCCGCGTGCCATCGAGTGTGCCGTTCCACGGCCTATACACACAACACAAAAACAACAAAATAAATACATATATAAGAAACAACGGAACATTGGAATAGTTGTATATATATGTTTGGTTTGGTTGGAATTCCAACGATTCCACTGTGCCAAAGTTTTGGCACAGAATGGCACATGTGCCGTTTTTCTGATGATGTGAGCTGTTCACTATGCCACCCTGTGCCTTTTCAGAGATTTCCTCTCGAAGAGATTCATCATGTTCGGGGCAGCGTCCGTCGCAGCCGCGACAGGCGTGGCGGACGCTGTAGTCAAATTCGACGGTTTTAGAATTCAGGCTCTCGTCCACTGCCTGCGCCGAGCGCGTTGACGACCTGGTCGACCGGCTTGCCGAGGAGTCCTGCGATCTCCTGCGCGGTCTTTCCTGCCGCTGCGAGCTGGCTTATGGTCTGCCTGTCGCTCGCGGTCAATCCGGCTGGCTGGCCGATGGTGACCGGCTGGCCATAAGCGGGCTGTTGTGGCGCATACTGCTGCTGTCCTGCTTGCGGGTCGTTCATCGCCGCGTTCAGATCGGACTGTTTCTTCGGCGTGACGACGTAGTCGTAGATCTTCGCATCGTTGTATCCGCGGGTCTTCGCTGGCTGGGTGCGGGCGAACGTGGCTTTCAGATGGTCGCCGACGTTCGGATGGTCGCCGACTCCGGCCTGACGGCATGCGAGGCGCAATTGGCCGATGTTGTAGCCTTTGACGTACACGCCGCGGATGCCGCTGTCTCCGACCCTGTCGGGGTCCTGCAGGCTGGTCTGCAAGTGGATGACGACCTGCGGTTTCGCTTTGCCGTTCGGATAATACAGTGGTTCGCCGGTGGTGAAGTCGGTCTGCTGTTCCGCGCGGATTTCGACGATTTCGCCTTCCACGCTGGTGCCGATCGGGTCGTCCTTGCTGAACGCGCTTGGCGCGCCGCCTTGCATCACGTCGTCGAGGCTTAATGATTCGGCGGACTGCTGGTTCTGCTGTTGCGGATGGTAGGAGGCTCCGCCTTGCTGGGTGAATCCGCCACCGTAGTTATTCGTTCCGTACATTGTGTTTTTTACCTTTCTACTTGTTGTTGTAGGTGGATTCCAGCAGGCCGATGGCCTGCCGCCATTTGTCCGGCAATGCCGGATATTGGTCTTCGTTGAGTTCGGATAGGTTTCCGAGCTGGTCGTCCGGCCAGCTGCCGCATTGGAAGCAGTGGGTCGGACTGGTCGGCAGGGCGTGGATCCACGCGTCGCGCATTTCGGTTCCGTCCTCTTGTTCGATGAGGTCGAGGAGGTTGACGATGAGCTGCGCGCGGCTAAGCGCCCACCGTCCGGGTTTCGGGTCGAAGTCGAATTCGATAGGCAATGCGTCGGCGAGGCTGACGCTGTTCCTGGGCAGGAAGTAGATCGCGTTGCGTTTGCATGGTTCGCCGTCGTTTTCCAAACCGATGCCATACAGGCTTGCCTGGATGCGGTATTGTTGGCTTGGCCCGTTGGCTTTGACGTTGCGGATCGTGGTTGTGCCGGTGATCTTCCAGTCGATTGTCGTGTTGTTTGCCGCGTCGTACAGGTCGATGCTGCCGTGGATGGGCTGATGGCCGTGGAGTCCGTGGATTGCGCCGACGTCGACGTGTCTTTCGGCTTCGAAGCGTTTCACGGCCCATGGTTCTCCACCATCGTCGTCTGGCACGGTGAATTCGTCCTTGCGCTTGTTGAACAGGTGTTCGAATCGTTCGTGGACGCATGTGCCGATGAACGGGAGCCATGCGGCCGACTGGCGTTTCTCCCATCCTGCGAGCCGGGCGGCGAGGCAGTGAAGGCAGTCAGTGCCGAGTTCCGATGGTCCGATCTCCTTTTGCAGGCTTCTCGGCTGGTTGGTGATGTGGTCTTCGATGATGCCGCGAATCTCATCCCATTCCGTCGACTCCACCGTGGGTGCCGGCGTCGTTTCCGGTATGGTCTGGTTCGCGGCCATGACGGCTTCAAGGTCGAGTTCGCTGGCCATTTTCATGCCTCGCATTTCACGTCGAATAGGTAGCGGTACAGTAGGTCGGAAAAGTATCCGAGGTCGTCCGCGTCGATGAGATACACGTTCTCGCTTAAGGACTTGTCGTAGGCGTCCAGCGCGTTGTTCAACGCGTGGTTGAAGTGTTGTCTGATGATCTTGTCGCCCATCATTCGACCACCAGGCTTACCGCGCCGACTTTCACGCAATCCTGCAAAGCATTTTCGCCGACCAGTTTGATGATCGCGGACAATGCTTTCGGCTTGACCTGATAGCAGTCCGCATACTGTTGGATGGGAAAGTGTTTTTCGAATGCTTTGGCGTCGAGGCTGCGTTTGCCTTTGCGGATTTTCACGGTCAATGGTCCGGCCGCGTATTCGCCGGGCTCGCGGTTTTCCATAATGAGCGCTTTGAGACTGTCGGCCTGTTCCTGCAGTTGGTGGATTCGGTCGAGGATTTCCGCGTATCTGCTTGCCAGTGTGGCCAGTTCCTGCCGTTCTGCCATTGGTCAGTTCTCCTTTATTTTGGGATGTATTCCTGTTGGAAGTTGATGATTGCCTGCGTGCACGGTTGGTAGGGGTTGCCGTGCCAGGTGAGTGGGTCGCCGGTCTTGCGTTTGCGGGGTCCGCGCGTGCCGGGTACGAGCTTGTCGGGGCGTCTTACGTGGACGTTCGCGTCGATGATCTGCCGGTCATCCTCGTATGCGACGCCGTTGAGCGCGTCGGTGAAGAGTTTCGCGAGATTGTCCCAGTCGCGTCCGCGCCGGGTCATGGTCCAGAAGATGAGTGTGATGGCGACCGGGCCTTTGTATGGGAGTAGGTCCGGGTATTGTCGTTGCCATTCCGAGTAGACGCGATTCTCCGCTTTCCGCGTGGCTTCGGGTGTGATGCCGTGGCCGTTGTAGACGCGTGGCCGGCCTTTTGACTGCGGGTCTCCTGGGATTGTCAGCCTGCAGGTGGACGGCCATGATGGTAGGTCGAGCGTGTCGAAGCTCATTTCGCCGTGTCCTTGAGTGGGATGCGTTTCATTCTTTCGCCGCCTTCATTTCTTGGACTTCACCGTCGAAAAAATCGATGATGAGATTGCAGATGGCGACCGCCGACGTTTTGAGCTGGGTTTTTTCCTCTTCGTTTTCGGACTTGACGGTGAAAACGCCATCCTTGCTGTTGAAATTGATTCTCATTTCGCCGTGTCCTTCGAGTAGTTGGCTTTCAAGTCCATCAATTCGCCGTTCAGCAGCTTGGTGGCGAATCCGTAGACCACTTTGTCGTTGGTTTGGAACGCGGTTCGCTGCAATGCCGAGATGGAGTCGAAAATTCCGGTCAATGCGTTGGAGATGATGGCGCGTGGATTCTCGCACCGTTTCTCCGGTGCTGTCTCCTTGTTGGCGGTGAGTTCCTGGCTCATTGGTTCCTCCTTGTTGGCGGCTGGTTTCGATGCGACGGTCATGATGGTCTCCTTCTTCTTTCCGCTTGTGGTGATTTTGCGTGGCGAATGCTTGTCGAAGGCCGGCAATAGTCCCTCCTTGCGGAGTTGACTGATGATGTTGCCGGCTGTTTTCTGGCTTATGCCGAGCGCTTCGGCGGTTTCCTTGCCGTCGAATGGTTGGCCTTGGTCGATGCGGTTTCTGCAGTGCGCGAGGATGAGATCGCGTTTCGACGGTTCCGCCGTGGGCTTGCTGACGGCCTGATAGTCGGCCAGAGTATCCTCATGCGGCTTCTCCGGCTCTGGCGGTAGGTCTTGCTTGACAAGTCCGGCCTTGCGCAGGGCCCGCATTTCGTCACGGCTCAATCCCGCTTCGCCGGACTCGTCGTAAATGCTTTTGAGCTCTCGGAGCTCGTCACTGCTGTATTCGTGTTTCAATGGTTTCCTTTCCTTAAGCGTTGAATCAGCTGGTAGTTGTCTCGGATGAATTCGTCCACGTCGATGCCCTGCTCCGTCAAAGTCGGCTTGGCATAGGAGCCGACCATGAAGCCTCGCGGCTCATATCTGCCGGTCTGACGGCTTCCAGGCACGAAGTAGTGGCCATCATTGTGTGGTTTCATCTCGCTATCGTCCTCGTGTACTGGTGTGCTGTGGCCCAACGCTCGGCCACGTCACGCTCGTAAAGCACCGGGCGCCTGTCCTGCTTGCCAGCTGGTGGTTCAGGGCCGAGCTTCAGATACTTCGGCCCCCTGCCATTGCTCCGCCAATTGGCGAGAGTGCGGGGACTCAAGCCGATCATCGCCGCGAACTCCTCCGGCCGAAGCAGGTCAGTCATTCGGCTTCTTCTCCGGGCAGTAGCGGGCGATGAAATAGCGCTGTCCCTTGCCGGTCACCTTCGGCGTGCGGCTGATGGTCACGTGGCCGTCCGAATGCGTCACCGCCGTCTCCTTGATGTGGAACAAGCCCAAGTCCATCGCCTTCTGGGTCGGCACGTTGCGGTTCGAGCCGGACTTGCCGAAGAACCCATCATCACGAAGAAGCTGAAAAAGCCGATTCTGGCCGATGTTCAAGCCGTTCTGGCGCAGCATCTTCGCCAATTCGCCGACAAGGCACGTGCCGTCGGACGCGGCCACAGCGTCGGCGAACAACGCTTTAGGCTCCAACACCTTGATTTGCGCGTCCTTTTCAGCGATCTGACGATTCTTATGCTCGATGGTCTTCTGCGCGACGAGCACGGCCTTGGCGAGAATATCCTCGTCACTGTCGGTATTGGTGGTGTGGATGTATCCGCCGGTGCGACGGATCTGCGGCAGCACCTCATGCGTGACCCAACGCTGGAACCGCTTCACGAATGCCTGCGCTTCCGGTTCTTTCACATAGGCGATTTCACGGTTGAGGATTGAACGGTAAAGACCTGACTCGGTGAGAACCGTCATATTCTGCGTTCCATTGGGGGTACTCACTTCGTGTATACCCCTCTCGTCGTCATCGAGATTGCGGGCGAGGTTCGCGGCGTCGCGGTATCCGAGAATCTTGGCGATGTCGGATGCGACGAACACCACCTCGTCGCCATCGGCCAGTGCCCTGACCTTGTTGCCCTCGAATTCGAAAGGCTGGATTTCAGTGTTCATACCGTTTCCTTTGCTTGTTGGCGTTGTGGTGCCCCGTCCTGACGAGTGGATGGGGCTGAGTGGCTGGCACTGGTGTCGAACCAGTGCCGTCCTTGGATTCCGAGCGCCCCTTTGACTGTTGGAACACGACCTGAACGTGTTCACGGCCGGTGGCGTGGCCGACGGTGACTGAAGCCGTCAGGCGGACTTGAAAGGGTTTGCAGGCACCGGAGTGCCTGCGTGGTTGATAGAGAGAGAAGAGATTGGAATCCGTGGACGGGCGAACCGTCGCCCAGCCAAATGCGCCGACAGTGCATGTAAGGCAGGTATCGTCGGCGCGTGGATAATAATCGATATTCAGTTATGTGTCCCCGCTGGCCGACGAATGAGTGAACGTGGGTGTCCCGCGGAACAATCCGATTGGGTTGTTTGTTTGGACTGCCGGCCAGTGGGAAGTCTTTTAGTCGCGTGGCGCGAATCTGACGATCAGCCACAGGCCGGCCAGCAGGTAGATGGCTTCGACCATGAGCGCCATCACGGTGTCACCGTCATGCCAGGTGAGCATGAGTGTGGATGTGACGATGAGGGCGACCACCGCGATGGCGAATTTGATGCGGCGGCGCGTGTAGTTCGGCTTCTTCCGCTTCTTCATTGCTTGCATGTCTTCAAGCCAGTAATCATGGTCAGTCATCGTTGCTCCCAGTGTTCACTCGCTTGAGTGGGAAGGCTTCAGGCGGGAGCGTTTCGCAGACAGTCAGCCACTTCACATACTGTCTATTGCCATTCCACATGGGAATAGCCGAGTTATCATATGTGCGCGCCGACCAGTCATCATCGTCGTCCTTAAGCAGGAGCCGACCATCATTCGCGGTGACATAGAAGCCCCGCTCCTTCGGCTCTTCAGGCAGTGGCTTCTGTTCGGCTGACTTGTCGAGTTCCATGAGTTGGTCGAGCAGGTGGTTGGTTTTCTCTTCGTCGAGGTCCTTGCATGCCGCGATGAGGTCTTCGATGATTTTTTCTCGCTGTTGGAAGATGTTCATTTCTTGTCCTTCTTCTGGTTGAGTTCTTTGAGTGTTCGTCCGATTTCGCGGCGGAGGTTCATGAGGTCGGTTTTGTTGAGCATGTGTTCCTGGTATCCGTCTGCCATGTCGAATCTGAGTCCGATGAGGCAGCTGTGGTCGCTGCTGTGCGTGCCGTCCTCGATGATTCGCAGTTCGAATGATTGGCTCATCGCATGTTTCCCAAGTCGTCGTTGAGGCTGTAGGCGAAGTTGTCGAGGGTGCTTTCAGGGATGTCCGCAAGGACTTCCTCGCCGTCAGCGTGGAGCTCGATGAGTTGGCCGCTCTTGTCTTCCTGGATGCGGATGGCGTAGCCGGTGGTGCCGATGAGTTCGATTCTTGGTTTCATGGTTTTCCTCGATTCCGGTGGTTTCGGCGGGTTAAGCAACTGGCTCATTTCGGTTTCCTTAGGCTTTGAATTGTTTGATGCTGTCGATTGGCTGAAGCAGCACCGCAGTGAATTGGAAGAGGGTCATTCCAAACATGTCGGCTATTTTTTCCAGATCACTTACGGTGAAGTCTTTCTTGCCGGTGAGTTTCTTGTTCGCCAGCGGCCTTTCGCATCCAATCGCTTTGGCTATGTCTTCTTGCGTCATGCCCCTTCGAGCCATCTCCCCTCGGATATTGGCTCTCATGAGTTCCGTTTCGCTTGTCACCCAACCTCCTTTCTCGTTTCGTTGCTGATTACAGATAGTACTTATTTGGATACTCTTACGAGAGTACTTAATTGATTACTTTACAAAAAGTACACAATTGGGTATCATGGAGCCATGGGAACAAGAGCTAACACTGACGTTACCGCCGGAGCGCGGAGCGTCATGGAATACTGCAAAGCACTGCAATCCAGGAGCGGTATGACCGCTACGGATTTCGCCGCGAAATGTGGATTCAGCCGCAACTATTGGTTCGTCCGCGCCCGGTTCGACGCGCCCTTGACGGTATCGGACTGCGAGCGAATCGCCAAGACATGCGGGATGACATTGCGTCAGCTATTCGCAAACGCGCTGGCAGCACAGGAAGAAAAAAGAACCGCCGAAACACTCAACAAGCTGCAGAGGGGCGACGTGGCCCTTGCGGCGTATCGGGCCGCTGGCAAGCAGGAGGCCATCAACGGAGAGGCGGGGCCGGATTACGACGAGCCTGCCTGACCTGCCGATCGACCGGCGCATGACATACGGCGCCATGCGCCGCGCGGTCATCGGACTGCCCGTCACCGTGTCCAGCGCCATCCTGCCGGCCGGACTATGGGGCTGCTACGATGACGAAACCCACGTCATCCTGATTGATCGTCGGCTCACCTATACGGCGAAACGCTGCACCCTCGTACATGAATTGCTGCACTGGCGGCATGGCGACACCGGCTGTGCGAACAATAGTTCGAAAGTAGAGATCCGTACACGACGGCAGACCGCGCGCCTGCTCATCGACCCGGCAGAACTAGCATTGGCGGAACGCATGTACGACGATGACTTATGGTCGATAGCCGAGGAACTGAACGTGACCACGCAGGTGCTCACGGACTACCGAGCCATGCTCAACACGTCTAGAATCAAAGAAAGGTTTTTCATCAATGCGTAAGAAAATCATTACCATCACAGCGGCGACGCTTCTCCTGGCGACGGCCTGTGGATGCGGAAGCCAGCAGGAGCCGGATCCCACGACGGCCAAGACGCCGAACGTCAGCGCGCAGCAGGCGAAGCCACAACAACAGACAGCCGAGAAGACGGCGCAGAGCTTTGTGGATGAGTTCAACGCGAACTCCTCGACGCAGATAACCGACGTCGAGAAATTCACGCCGAGTGATGCGAACGGCCCATATTATCGGACGGAGTATCGCACCGGCGCTTTCTCCGACGCGGACGCTCTCCACGGGAAACTCGGCCAATCGTCAGTGGATGTGCTGGTCTACGGGGCGGTGCACGGATACGGGGAGAACGATATGATCCGCGTCTACGTCGATGGGCCGCATGATGAGATCGACAGCGTATTCCCCACCATGGCGAAGACGCTCGATCCGTCGATATCCGATCAGGACATCCAAAGCCAGTTGGCGAAGGAGTATCCGTCCAATGATCTTGTTTACGCCGCGACGCATAAGCTGATCGAGAGCGCTTATGTCGATGGCGATCATGCGTTTCTCGACGCGAAAATCGACTAGCGGCCCTTATAAAAAGAATGCTGCAAATCCAGATAAGGCTTATATCTGCTTCAGGCGCTCGAATACCTGTGCTGTCTGTGCGGCATCGTCGGCGGCCCTATGCCGCTCCGTCTTGGCGATGCCGAAATAGCGGATGAGGTCGAGCAGTCTATGGCGGTCAAGCTGCGGCAGGAGTGTCTGGGAGATTTCTAAGGTGTCGTAGAAGCTCACGTCCGGCATGCCGGCACCGACCCTCTGCGCTTCCCTGGCGATCACCGGAATGTCGAAGCGGCGAATATTGTGTCCTATCCACGTGTCACGTCCGCAGAAAGCGTAGAACTTGGGTAGCGCTTTGTCGATGGTGGATTTGCCTTTGACGTCCCGGTCGGTGATGCCGGTGATCTGCGTAACCTTGGCCGGTATCGGAATCTGCGGGTTGACGAGCTGGCCGAATGACGCGACCTTGCGCCCATGGCGCATGCGCACCGCACCAAGCTCGATGATCCGAGCGCTTCTACCCAATCCTGTGGTCTCGATGTCGATGGCCACGTAATCGTCGTAATCAGTTTCCGCGACATTTCCACGCTCCGTGTCGGCCGTCTCTGCCGTCTGCGTTGCCATGGCGTCCGATTGGGCTTCCTGAGACGGTTCAGGGGCATTCTCCGCTTGATGCTTATGGCGTGGCTCGGGCTTGAGGAAGAGATGCATGAAGAACCATGCGAGGAATGCGAGGAGCAGAATCGCAATGATGCTTGTGGCCAGATTATCCTGCGGTGTGGTGATGGTGTCGTATATGCCGTAGATGCCGGAGATTCCGCACAGCACGGATAGCACGAGGTAAATCAGTTTCTTCATTTTTCCCCTTCCTTCTCCTTGCTTCAAGCTACCGCAGATGGGGATTGGACGTGCCGATTCTTTCTTTTTTCGGCGCATTGCGCCTTATAAAAAGAATGTTAAAACTTGTAGAGTCTTATATATGTGCAATTGCGATTGCACCGAACGTCTCTATTTTCTCTTTTGCAATTTTACCCGCTGTGCAATTTGACTTCTACTTTCGAGTGCAATTATAATGCAGTTATAAACGAAAAAGCCCCGACGCTGACCAGAGCAAATCGGGGCGACGGAAAACCAGCTAGATTCTCCATGCACCATTCTAAGGCAAAGCATGGAGGGAAAGACATGGAAGACATGGGATACCAGAACACGCAAGCCCTTTACGACCTAAACCGCACCGGACGCCTCGCCAAGAAGCGCGGAGACAACCTGACCTGCTATACCACTGCGCAACTCGCAATCTCCTTCATGTGCTCCATGACCTACGACTGGGACCGCGAACGCAACCAGCCACCCGAGAAGCTGCGCAAGGTCAACGCGCCATGCCGCTACTACACGCTCGGCTGGCGTGCCATCGCCGACGCATTCGGAATGATTCTACTCACGCCGGAGCAGTCCATGGGCGAGAATGCCGATAAGGAGATGAAGAAGCGCGAGAACACAGTCAAGACGAACATCAGCAACGCTTGGCTGTTCCTGCAGGAGCGTGGCGTGATCAAGAAGCTGGAACCCGCCTCGCTCGGAAAGAACGCCGGCTTCCTGTTGCTGCTTGGCGACGACGAGGAGAATCTGGCGGTGGAACGGTGGGCGAGGCAATGCCTCGGACTGCCGATGATCTGGTGAGCCGTGCCCACATTTTGCCCACGTTTTATAGAGAAATGACGTGATTTGCAGTGAATTGGAGTGAATTAGGAAAGTCTGAAAACCGTTGGAAATAAAAGAAAAACCGCCATTTCTGGCGGTTTGAAAAAGTGCCTCCAGCGGGACTCGAACCC